ACGGACAGGATGTCGACCGCGTTCGTGCCGACCAGCGCGACGAGAGTTTGGGCGAACGTGGCGACGGCACGCTCAGCGGCGTCCTTGAGAAAGAGAGGTGAGAACATGACGTCGAGGGTAGCAGTCGACCGTCGACTCGGGTTGCCGGTCGACGGGTCAGGCAGGCGGGTCGGGCAGGACCGGATCAGCGAGGTTGATCGTGGCAGGCAGGTCACGGAGCGCCTGCCGGTACGTCGCCCACGCCGCCGCGTTGACGGGTGCGTCAGCAACCTGCGTCCAATCGGTACGGGCCAGACGGACGTTGCGCCATAAACGCACTTGTTCGCGTTTCTGGTCGTCGGTCGCGTCGGGGAACTCGGGGTTGAAGTGAAAGGTGCTCATGTCATGCCGCCCTGTAAGTGACTGCCCAACGAATAATGTCCCCCGATCCCCAACCAAATGGCGTTGAGCCGTCAAGATTATCGGGCTGGACGAATCCTCCCGTTTCGTCCAACGCATACAGCAAAACTTGTGTCGGGGAGACTCGGGCAAAGCCGAGAACGGTGCTCACTCCAATGTTGGAGAACCAACAGACTCCTGCTGGTTGAAAATCAAGCGCAGGTGTAACAGGAAGCGTTTCAATAGCCATCGGCGTAGCCGGAAACGTACTTGTCGAACCGATAGTGATAATGCCGTAATAATGAACGAGGTCGCCTATTCTTGTGTAAGCCGCTGTCACAGTACCGTTGCCGAGTGTGAAGTTGCTGTACGTGACGCTTGCGCTGTGATCGATGTACGTGCCACCTGCGCCGCCGCCGACTGCGGCCCATGCGGAACCGTTGTACACCTCGACCGAGTTCGTGTCCTTCAGATACGACATCTGCCCCTCAATCGGGGAAGGCACCGCAGTCGTCCGAGCCGAAGCGTCGTCATACGGCACCACCGACTGCTTGTCGATCAAATAGTCGTGGGAGGTCGTGACTGCTGATCCATTCACCCCGACTTTCGCTTCGAGCGCCTCCACCGCATCATTGATGTCGGCGTGCTGTGAGGCGTGCGGGACCGTGACCGAGTTCAGTTTGTCGGACGCTGTCGGGTTCGTCAGCGAGTCAAGCGATGTCGGGAAGTTCGTAGCCATAGCACCTCAGACAGTAGCAGAGTTCCGGTTCATCGGAACGGCGGTCCAGTTCAGATGTACGTTGTGACGAGAACGATCCGTCGACCAGTCGTCGGGAGTTCGTGATGATGCGAGCCGGTGAAGAAGATGGCTGTGTCCACTTCCGGTTCGTGCCGACGGTCACCGACCACCGTCGCCCCATCCGCATCGGTGAGGTAGATGAGAAGGTTCCGATGGTCGAACTCGTGATCGACATGAGTTTCACTCGTCGTCTTGTACCCTGAGCGTCGCTCGGTCGCATTGACCGCCATCCGCAAGATGCTGTTCACCAGCACCCCGTTCGCCTCGCACGTTTCTAGAACGACATCGTGCGCCAACTCAGCGAACGGAGATGACATCTTCGGTACCCGTAGCCCTGCCTCCGGGCGTTCGATCAGGGTGTGACAATGTAACGGGAACCCTGCCTGCTTATGCGGCTCCCGCCAGTACCACGGAAACTGCGAACCGAGAACCTCGGATTTGAGAAGCCGGTATGCCTCGGTGTCTGCCACCGGCCCTATTCGGAGATCGTCACCTCTGTCCACGAACCAGCCTCCTCATCCCATTCGTATGTCGCACCGTCGTCAGGATACGTTACCGGCGGAGACCATTGGAACGTTGACTGGTCCAGCATCCATGACGGGAACGGCTGTGGCGGAATGAAAGCGTCCAGCGTTTCGTCGTACCGATAGCCGACTCCGGCGTAGTTCCCTCGGAACGGTGTGCCGCCGAAGGCGTGCTGATTCCCGACGGTGTTGTATGAGGTGCGGAGGCAGGTCTGTCCGTGGACGTTGCCATAGTACGCCTCCCAGTCATCTACACCCTCAGCAAGATCATTCTCGTCTCGACCGGTGAACACTTGAGTCACGATCCCGTCGGAATCCAGAAGTGCGTAATGAGCCATGACTGTCACCTAACGAACGATACGTTGTCTGAGCCAGCGGTAAAGATCGTGATCTTCTCGTCTCCGGATGTTGTCGTGCTGTATGTCAGACCGGCACCGGCAGTCATCGTGTAGGTCGACGGGTAACGGAGAACGACGACACCTGACCCGCCGTTACCGGCGACATTAGCGACGACTCCTGCCGTTCCTGACGCCTTGCCAGCACCACCGCCGCCGCCGAGGTTCGTGCTTCCGTTACCGCTCGGCCCGTTACCGCCGCCGCCCGATCCACCAGCACCACCGCCGCCGTCACCATTACCGCCACCGCCACCGCCACGGGTCACGGCAGAACCCGTGATGCTTGACGAGACACCGGACCCACCGGCACTTCCCGCCGTGTTGACCCCCGTGCTGACATTCACGCCAGCAGAACCGGTGCCACCTCCACCGGCGGAGCCAGCGTTGTTGCCGCTGTACCAGCCAGCGCCACCGGAGAAACCTTGACCGGCAGTACCAGCGGCAGGAGTTCCGACCCGACCTGCCGCACTACCTCCACCGCATCCACCGGTCGCACCGTAACCGACGTCATCACCACCGCCGCCACCACCGAGAGAGGTGACCGTTGCGAACACGCTGTTCCCTCCACTTGATCCAACTTGGTCGTAACCTGCTCTTGCTCCCCCTGCTCCGACCGTCACCGTGTAGTTCGTGTTCATCTCCAACGAGAGAGGTGTCTCGGTGCTCGCTCCACCACCCGACGTTTCAGTTGAGTAAGAGTTTCGGTAGCCGCCCGCACCACCACCGCCGCCGTTCGTGCGGGCGGAGATGTTGCGTCCAACTCCGCCGCCTGCTCCACCAGCGAGAACAAGGTAAGCGACGACGAGCGCCGGTGGAATCTCACTTAGCCGACGGTACTTAGCGCCGTAAGCGATACCGGCGTTGTTGACCGAGACGATCGCCATGACTCAACTGATCTCCGACCCGTAGGCGTGGAACGTGAGGTCACCGGATGAGGCATACGCTTCAAGAACGTCGGTCGCATCCATCGTCACACCGATGGTGAGAATGATCGTGTCGTTCGCCGCAAGGTCGGCGTCATACACCAGATAATGCTGGTTGGCGAGCGTCGCCCCATCCGGTCGGACCGCCAGACGAAACGTCGCCGCCGCACCTCCACGCTCACACACCGCAATCGACGACACGACCGCTTCGGTTGCCGACGGCACCGTGTAGATAGCGGTCGCCGTTGTCGCCGCCGGAGCGATCTGTCCGAGCACCTTGTACGCCTGAGCCATAGCCTTACGCTCCCATCACTAGAAAGATGTTGGCGAACCCGCCGCCGCCTGCTCCGCCCGCTTCCAACTGGGCGATCCGATAATCGTGACTCGTCACCACCGCCGAACTCGTCACACCAACCTTCGCCTCCAACGCCTCGATAGCGTCGTTCGCGTTCGCGTGCTGATCGGCGTGCGACACGCCCGCCGCCGACAGAAGGTCCGTCGACGCCGGGTTCGTGAAGTTGTCGAGAGCGGCAGGGTACGCGGTCGTCATACAAGCGCCGATCCTACAGTAGCGGTCGTCGCCTGCGTTGAGCCTGCCCCGAACGTGAACGTCGTGTACCAGAAGTCCCGACGAATCTCTTGCTCGACACCGATAACGACACCGGTCAAGTCGACTGTGACGCCGCCCGGAGCGTTGTGCCGGATCGCGACCGTGTCCTTCAGTTCAGCGAGGACAGCGGTTTGCGTTGCCGCCGTGGACGTCTGAATGTAGAACCCGACCCGCTTCGCTCGGAGCGCCGGGTCGTACTGGTTGTTGAGGACGAACTCGCCGAGCGTGTTCGCCGCCGTCGAATCCGCGAGCAGGGTCGTGACCGGCAGACGGCGTTCCTCATAGACCGCGATGTTGTCGTCGTACTTCCAGCCGCCGACCGCACCGTAAGCGTCGGTGACCTCCACCACGTTGGTCAGCGTGTCATCATCCGATTCTGTTTCGATCGTGTCGTAACGGGCCTGAGCGACCGTGACGTTGAACGATCCGTCGTTGTAGTCGAGTTCCGGGTCGTCGTAGTCGCCATACGCGAAGTCGTAGGACGGGACGAAGTTGTTGACCCGCGAATCGGCGTCACCGAAGTAATAGTCGGGTGTGATCTCCGCGACGGCACCCGGGTTCGCCGCCGCCCGTCCGAGGAACGTGGCGCGTCCCTCCTTGTCAATGAAGAACAGTCCCCACTCCGAATCGGTCACCAGTTTGATCGCGTCCAGCACCCGCTTCTCCCCAGCGGCGTCCTGTTCGACGAGGGCGCTCGTGTTCGTGTCAATGTTGCGAAGCGCGGTAGGCCACGGTGGGCGAAGTCCGAACGGTCCGGTGTCGTCGAGCAGTAGCCCGATACGGGTGTCGGTTGCCTGCCCGTTCGAGCCGAGGGTCGTCTGGTCGACCGTGTAGTTCTGAAGCAGGTTGAGGACGTCGGAGCAGGTCAACACGACCTCGGTGTTCTCGGTGTTGCGAACGAAGTTCTGTGTCCAGCGGGTCGTCTGCCCTCGGTAGATGACGGTCTCGGCGTCGGACCAGTCGGCGACGACACGGATCGGGCGACCCGGTTCGACGTTCGGGTAGTACGGCGAGCCGGTGTTGTTCGGCAGGAACCGCGAATCGGGATCTTCAAACACGACGGTGAGTGAACCCGACTCCACGTTACGGATGAGGAAGTTGTCGTTGCCGCGCCGTATGCGAAGCGACGAGACGTAAGGGGTGACGTCGGTCCAGCCGGGGTTCGGGTCGAGCGCCGCAATTTGTGCGCCGTAAGAGACGTCCGAGTTGTAGTCGAGTTCGGCCTGTTCATAGGCGGGTGCGGTCCAACCGATCTCAACCTTCACGACGGGACGGTCACCGGCACCGAACCCTTGATAGGTGTAACCGACCGAGTCGTAGACAACCCCGGCTTGTTGGTAGGTGGCGGTCACGAGCGCCAGTTGCTTCCGTTACGACGCTCCCACTCCTGAATCGCCTTGACGATCTGACGGCCCGCTTCGGCGGGGTCTCCGTAGGCGTGGACGTTGATGTTGTAGACCGCGCCACCATTACCGCTCATTGCGGCGGTTTTGCCGGCTGAGACGACCGTTCCGGTCTCTGACGGTACAAAGAGTTCCGGTCCGGCTTCGCCGACGAGGTACGGGCGGCCGCCGCGGACCGGTCCGCCACGAGCACGGCCGGGAATCGTGAGCATTTGGCCGGGATGGATGAGTGTGCCGGAAATGTTGTTTGCCTGTTGAATCTCACGCCAGCGGGTGCCGGAGCCGAGTTCGCGGGCGGCGATAGCCCAAAGACTGTCGCCACGTTGCACCGAATAGCCAGACGGGGCCGCAACCGGCGCCGACGGAACAGACGCGCTAGGTGCCGCGCTAGGCGCCGCGCTAGGCGCCGCGGACGGTCTCGCTGCACCTCCACCGCCGCCACCCCCGGAACTCGCGGGAGACGGCAAACTACGGACGTCTGGCAGCCTGCTTATAGCGGCGTTCAGGCCGGCGAGGAACTCGTCGAACGCGGTGCGGAGAGCGGTCTGAATGTCGGCCGCGAGTGTTGCGATGTCCTCGCGAAGATTGTCGAGGCGCCCTTGGAGAGCGGCGAGGGCAGAGCGGAGCCGGTCCACGACGGCGGCCTGTTCGCGAACATTTGCGGCTGCCTGAGCGATGGCCGATTGGAACATGGAGTCCACGACCGCAAACTGGTCTTGAACTGCCCCTTGTGCCTCGGCGATGTCGGCCCCGAAGATGACTTCGCCGGCGATCGCCGCGGTCTCTGCACCGATACGGCCGATTTCGTCCCGTAGGGCGAGGAACTCGGCGAACTCGGCGGAGCCGAGCGCGAGAAGGCGACGGGAGATCACGTTGCCTTGCGTCATGCCGGAAGCGACAACTTGAGCGATGACGTCGGTCGGGAAGCCGCGGTCTCGCAGTTCGATCAGATTGTTTCGGAATGTGCGGGCCTGAGCGAGCACGTTACCGACGTTCCCCATAACGCCGCCGGCACCAGCAAAGGTTCCGGCGTCTGCGCTCATGCTGGCAATCAGGCGATCTTGGAGACTCTTCTGTGCCTGTTCGAGGGAACCGACCTCTTTCTGCAAATCGCGGTAGGCGGCCAGTTGCGCGTCCAGTTGCTCGCCGAACGTGCCGCCGCCGCGACCCTCACCGTAAAGGAATGAGGCATATCGCTCATTCTCCCGGTTCAGGTCCGCTTGGGCTGACGCGAGGCTGCTTGTGGCGTCCGCGAGCCGCATTTCCACGTTCGCGATTTCCGCTTGGGTGGAGGCGACGCGACTTTGCAGGGAGGCGAGACGGTCAAACTCGACGCCGATATTGGCGAGGGTTTGCAGGAAACGGTCGCCGCCGGCGAGGCCAAGCGCCTCTGCCTGTTCGACGAGAGCCATTGCGGCCTGCCCGATGTCATAGAACCTGCGTTCGATTTCGTCGGCGGATGCTCCGAGCATGAACTCAAAGAAGTCGCGGCCCACAAGTTCGCTGCCGAGGTCGGCGATCTTTTCGGCGAGGCGATCCACCTCACGTTGCAGACGTTCCGCTTCACGGGCGGCCTCTTCTGCCGCCTTGTCCAGTTCGTCGATTGCGTCCACGGTGCCGCCTCCACCGGTGAACGAGTCGGACACTTCGTCTCCGGCGTTAGCCATTTCGCGGAGTGCGTTTCGAAGATCGAAGAGGGCTTGCACGGCCGGGCTGCGGGCGGCGAGCGCGGCCGGGATGTCGTCGAACACGGTCATCAGTCGGATTTGCGCGTTGATGAACTCGTCGAGGCCGTCGATGAGTTGGTCGAAGGCGGTGACGTCGAGCCCCAGTTCGACCTGCACGGACGGGTCGATTTTGTCGAGGATTCCGAGTTGTTGTGTCAGTTCCACTAACTGGCGTTTGTCGTAGCCGGCTGCCTCGCCCGCTTCGACGAGCATTCGGGCCGTGTCGTTCGCGGAGACTGTCGCGGAGTCCATCGCTTCTTGCGTGTTTTTGAGGGCTCGTTCGAGGTCGGTGGCGTGGACATAGGCGACATCGTTAGCGGCCGCTTCGATTCGCAAGAGGGCTTCGGTGTATGTGTCGCTCGTCGTGATGATGTCACGGATCGCCTTCTCCGGCAGTTTGCCTTCGAAGTCTTTGAAGACTTGGGCGCTGGTGACATATTCCTCGTTGAGTTCTTCGACCGCTTTGTGGTGATCTTCGTAGGCTTTGCCGACGTCTTTGGTGGCGACGAGGATGTTCTCGATTTCTCTGACGGTCAGTTCGCCCGCTTCGGCCTGTTCGTAAAGAGCGAGCGCGAACTCTTCGAGCGGGCCGCTCGCCGTGTTGTAGGTGGCGGCGAGTGCTCCAGTCGCATCGTTCATGTTTTGGAAGTTGCGGAACAGGTTTGACCCTTCAAAGTCAAATCCCGATTCGACAAGGTTGCGGAGCGCCTCTTGCCCCTCGGTGGAGAGAGCACCGAACTCGTCGAGGACGTCACGCTTCATCAGTTCAGCGTTCAGGACGGCGGCGCCCATGAACTCTTCGACACCATCTTCGGCGTCGGATGATGCAGCGGTGACGGCTTCCATGCCGGCGGCGATGTCTTGGAGACGGTCGACGACAGTTGAAGCGGGGTCGCCTGCCTCCACGAAGGCGGCGGTGAGTGACTCTTGACGGTCTCGCGCTTCTCGGGCTTCGCGATGGAACATGGCGGCGGCAGCCGAGATTGCGCCGATGGCGAGGGAGAACGCCATGAGCGCCGGATGGGCCATTGCCGCGGCTTTCAGGGCGATCATCGCTTTAGTGACGCCGCCGATTGCGAGCGCGACCGGTCCGGCGATCGCGGCGACACCGGCGAGGGCGACGATGACATCCTTTGTGCCTTGCGACATTCCTCCGAAGGCGGATGACACGGATGCCAGAATGCCGGAGACCCCTTCGAGCGCCTGAACGACGATCGGCATGATTGTCTGCCCGAACTCCAGAAGCAGGTCTTTCATTTCGGCGACCGCCTGTTGGAACTTGAAAGCGGTCGTTTCTGCCATCACGGAGAACGCTTGGTCGACGGTGCCGGTCGTGTCCGCCATGCTCGCAAAGATGGCTTCTGTGCCGGCCACGTTGGCGCCCATGAGGTCCATGACACCCTTTAGGGCGCGGACGTTTCCGAAGACGCTGGCGGTGGCTGCCGCGTTCCCGTCGAACTCGTCGGCGAGAAGTTTCAGGGTGTCGAGCAGCCCCTTCTCTTTGATATTGGCGCGGAGGAACTCGGATGAGAGCCCCATCGTTCTTAGCGCCTTCTCGGCCTGTTGCGTCGGCTTCAAGAGGGCGCCGAGGATGCCGTTGATTTGGGTGGCCGCTTCTGCCGCGTTAGTGCCGGTTCGGGAGAGGGCGGCGAATGCTGCACCAACCTCGTTGAACTGGACGCCCATCGCGGACGCGATCGGGAGGACACCACCCATTGAGCCGGCTAACTGGGAGGCTTCAAGTTTGCCTTCTCGGACGGCGGCGGTGAGGACATCGGTTGCGGCGGTCGCTGAAAGGGTGTCTGACCCGTAGGCGTTTAGGGCGGATGTTGCAAGGTCGGCGATTGTGGAGACGTCGCCGAGGCCGACGGCGGCCGCTTTCAATGACGCTTCGAGGGTGCTCGTCGCGTCTGCTCCGCGGAGACCGGCCGAGGTGATGAAGAACAGCGCGTTGCCGGCTTCCGTGGCGGATGACCCGAAGGCTCGCGCCATGCTCCGCACGGAACCTTCCATCGCTTTCACTTCGTCGGCGGCGACGCCCACGAGTCCGACAATGGACGCCATCGACTTTTCGAAGTCGGACGCCATCTTGACGGCGGCCACTCCCACGCCGGCGATTGGGAGGGTAAGCCGGGTGGTGAGCGTCCGGCCGACTTTTGTTGCGGACTGGCCGAAACTGCCGAGTCGGGCGCTGGCACGAGCAAGGCCGCTGTCAAGCCCTTTAGTGTCGGCGGTGATTACCGCCCGCACCCGCCCGATGATTGCGTCTGCCATGTCTACCGTTTCCGACTATTCCGCTGTTTCGCTACCTGCCTTTGGTGGTCCCTCTCGCCGGCTTCAATCTTGTGGAGCGCCATCCATTCAACCAACTCTGCACTCGACATTCGGTCGGACAGTTCGCCGACCGTCATCCCGAGTTCACGGGCGAGGTGGAAGAGGAAGCGGCGTTCCGGGTGTGTTACTCCATTTCCGTCAGGGAATCCAAGGAGCCTTTTCCCGCCTCATCCACGGAGTCGCGGAGCACGGCGGAAACCGACAGACACTTTGCGGTCAGCCGGTCAATCACTTTGAACGACTTGTCGTTCAGTAGCCATTCCATGTCGTCGGCGCTGAACACGCGCTCGCCGGTGTCCGGATCGAAGCAGCATGAGGTCAGGAGAAAACCCCACAACGCTTCCTGCCGTTCCGAGTTCGAATGGTCGTCGTCCTCGGCATAGTTCGCCATTCCGGCCCGCTGCCGGGCAGACATGGAACGGATTTCGATTGCGACGCCCCATTCGGGGATGTCGACGAGTTCGCGGTCGACGTCTTCCGACGCTTTGATTCTGTCAACAATGGACACGGTGGTCACTCCTTGTGTTGTGGGTTAGGTCAGAAGGTGGTGCGGGTGACGTCCCCGGTGACTTGGAAGTCGGCCGAGTAGGTGACGACGTCGCCGACCGGGTTCGAGATTGAGAACGAGGTGAGGATGCACTCGCCCGTGTATTTCACGTTGCCGCCGGTGTCGCCGGCCGGGCCGTAAATGAAGGTGCGGCTCGCCGGCTCCGTTCCGATGAAGTAGCCGTCGACCGTTGCGTCCCAAATGCCGGACACCGAAAGGGTCGCGTCGCGGAGACCGACAATGTACGACTTCGACGTCGAGCCGAATGCGGTTGTCTCGGCTGTGTCAATCGTCTCCGGGAAGTCGACGCTGGTGAGCGTGTCGCTGATGTCCCGCGACGAGCCGCCGGTGTCGTCGATTTCGAAGTGGGTGGACTTGCCGTGAACGAAAGTGGGCATGGCTTTAGGGTCTCCTGTTGCTCAGTAACGGGCGAATACTACATTGAAGGTGATGCTGCCGGTTGTCGCCGACGAACTGGACGCGGTGACCCGGACGTACCGTTCCACCGTTCCGGTAACCGCTTTCTGCTCGGAAGTGACAGTCGTTGCTGTCACCGATGAGAAAGTGATGAGATCGGCGAACGTCAAGTCGTCGGCGCTGTCTTGCACCTTGATAACTACGGCGTCGTCGACCGTGTTCGCGGTGACATGCAGGTTTGCCATTCCACCGTTCGCGCTGGAAGCGGACTGGTCGACTGACGCGAGGTCACCGAGCGACCCGAATGCGATTGAGGCGCCCGTGGTCAACTGGACACCGGTTCGAAGCCCGTAGGTCAGATTCGCGGTGCCGTCGGTCGACGAGTTGAAGTCGGCGGTGACGGTCACAATGTCGGCGACGGGACTGGAGATCGCATAACTCGTTTCGTGCGCCTTCGCGGCGACTGCCCGATTGCCGATCGTGCCGGCGTCAAGTAGGACTGACACGATTGGGGTTGTTGCTGAACCGAGGATCGCGGACAGTTCCTCGTCGGAGCCGTCCGCATCTTGCGCGAACATGCCGGAGAGGGAGAGCGTCGCGTCCGCGAGGCCGACAATGTACGACTTGGAGGATGACCCGAATGCGGTCGTTTCGGCCGTGTCGGTGGTGGCTGAAACGTCGACGCTGTTGAAGTAGGCGCTCAGGTCGAACTCGTCGAGAAGGACATTCGTGTTCTTGCCGTGAACGAACGTGGGCATCAGAGTTCATCTCCCGAATCGTTGTCGAACGCCCACGGTTCCGGAGCGTCCTCTTCCATGTCGGCCGGCTTCTCATCGGCCGCCTTCTTGCCGCGGGCCGGCTTAGCGGTGTCCGGTTCGAGCAGACCCTTGTCGATTAGCCATTGCGCTTTCTGGCCGGACATCTCGATCGTGTCGCCGGCTTCGTACCGCTTGCCGCCCATCGCGATTCCGCTAATGCCGTCGGCTCCGCCTGTCACCTTGTATCGCATACGACCTTCCGTGTTCGGGCAGGGGCCGTTGGTGACGGACGGTCACGGCGGACACCTGCGGCGACGAGCGCACTTCGGTTCGAAGGTTACCGCTTGCGGAGAGGGTGGCGTTGTACCGGTTTCGGCGAGAATCTTCAAGATTTTTTTCGTGCCCTGACCTGCACCTTCGCGACATATCCCAAAAAATCCCGGATATGGGGTTGACATCGGGAAGCGTATCCCGCATACTTGGAGACATGAGCAGCACCACCACCACCACCCGCCCCGCCACCATCCGCGCCCGCGCCTACGTCGTGGACGGGGTCTACCACTACGACATCGTCGCCGACATCCACGACACCGGCGAGGTGATCATCGTCGAGCGGGCCCGCTACATGGGGTTCGCGATGAGCGCCGCCGGGATCGCCACCGACGGGGACTTCCACAATGACCCGCTCGCCGCCGGGTGGGTCATGGCCGAGGGCAGCGTCACCCGCTGACCACCACGAGACAAGGAGACCACCACAATGACTGACTGCACCGGACATCACTACCGCCGAGACCTCAGCGGAATCAAGGAAGGGGCTTGGCTCGTCCTCTGCGACGGATGCGAGGTTGCGACCCTCGTCGAAGGTACCCGTCAGGTTGACGCCTACCCGTCGGCTCTCGACGCCGAAGCGGCCCTGCTGGTTCGTATCGCGGAGGCCGGTTGACATGGCGCGGGTAACACTCACCGGCAACGCCCGGTTCTGCGCCAGTCACGCTAACGCGATGGCGACGTTCGCCGCGCTCCGCGACGCCGAAGCGTGGGCCCGCGAGGCGCTCGAAGCCGATCCCACTCTTGGCGGCGTCACGGTCACCGAAGAGGTCGAACTGTCGGTCGACGGCGCGGCCTTGTGGGAACCGTTTGCGGCGGGACGTCTCACCGATTCACGCGGACCGCTGGAACTGGAGGGCTGACGATGAAGGGCCGGAAGTGGACAGACGAAGAGCGCCGACTGTTTCAAGAGCAGAGGCTACGCGCTCAGACCGTTCCGGACCGCCGGAAGAAGGACGCCCGCGAGGCGTGCCGCAAGCCGGTCGACGACACCGACCGCTGATTGCCCGTGCACGGCCCGCTCAATCGTGTCCGGCACCGTGAGGCCGGCGGCGGCCTAACGTCGCTCAGACGGGAATCTGGCGGCCTCTCCGGCCAGCCGATTGCAAGGTGCGGTGGACTGCCGCCACTAATCGTGTATTATGGGGCGAACTCCGACATAAAGGGGAAGACATGACAGGGATTGTGGAACGGCTCAGACAGCAACGCCACTATGTTGCCGACGGCCTGCCCGAACTACTCGAAGCGGCCGCTCGCGAGATTGAAGAACTCCGCGACAAGTGCGAAACGTACCGGCAGGCATCTCAGTATCTCGGGGTTGGCAGTTCGTCGGTCTCGTGGAGCGACGACACCTAACGGGCCGCTTCTGGCCCTTCGGTGCTCCGGTTCTCAGACTTGCATCGCGGACATCGAATAGCCCAAGGGGCCGTCACCATTTCGGCGAGCAGTTTGCCGCAACCGGCGCAACGGACCGACAGGCGGGTTATCCGGGCGCTCTCCGGCCGGTGCCTCAGTTCGGCGTAAGGGTCCGGCGGAATCATCGGTTCTTCTGGACACGAAAGTTTTGCGAGAAGATGATGCGGTCTTGCGAATCGCGCTCCAGCGGGAACGGTGACTGAATCGCCGTCACCCGCTGATAGTTCGAAGAGGTCACCGTCTCGTTCACGATCGCTTCCAGTTCAAGCCAGACAGACAGGGCGAGCGCGTGAGTTGCCGAATAGGACGCGCCACGGGTGAGCACTTGAATCCGCGGCTGCTCCATTTCGTACAAGCCGCCACCCATCGTGTTCACCGGCGCCTCTCCACCGGTCTCGAACAGGGCGACACAGGTTGCCGGTTCGTTAGGCAGCCGGCCAAGGAAGAGGCTCGTGCCAAGCGTCAGGCTTCCAATCTGCGCCGCGAGAAGCGTTCCAATGTCGTCGAGGATCGCCATGTCATCCCACCGAATAGATTGCCCGGATACGGTCGACGAGCGGCTGCGGCCAGAACGCGGTCGCTTCCAAGTAGGGCTCTTCCAGATACTTCGCCTGCCGGCCGCCCTTGTGACGGTAATCGGTCCGCTCGTGCTGCACGATCGCGTAAGGGGTGGCGGTGTCACCGTAAGAGATGGTCGCCGACATGGTGAGCCCATCTTCGAACTCAATCTCGCGGGTGGAGCGAAGGTTGCCGGTGTCAATCGGCACTAACTGGCCCGACTTGTTTCGAATCTGGACGGCGGTCGCATACAACGCCTGCGCCGCCGCTTTCCGAATGGCGGTGTGATGAGACGCCAAGGCGCGGTTCAGTTCCGCGATGCCGGTCACTCGGACGGAGGCCATTACGCCGCTCCCGCGCTAATCACGGCACATTGAAGCCCGTGCTCGTCTCGCCGGTAGTCGACCTTGATTATTCGGCGCTGCACGGCTCCGGGGAACGTGATGAGGTCGTCAGTTGTGAACGTGGTCGCGGTCACGCCGGGGACGTAGGCCACCCATTCCACAATCCGAGTTTCGGTGTCGGCCGCGTGGTCGGAAGAGGTGACGCGCTGAACGTAGGCTTCGTAGTTCGTCGACGACGCCGCGGACAGTTCGCCGTAGTTGTTGCGGGTCGTGGTCGCGAGCGAAACGGTCTCTTTGCTGAGCCCAAGCAACTGTCTGTAGAAGGCGCTCGCCGCGTATCCCATCAGTCCGCTCCGGGTTCGAAGTATTGCAAGCCCTGAATGGTCTGCGTCCTGCCGCCGTCGCGCACGTTCTCAAACTGGCCGGCCACGAACCATGACCGGAAGATGTCCGAGTTCTCTTGGTCAATCTCCTTGTCGGAGATCGTGATGCCGCCCGCGTAAGGAACGGGGACTCCACCTTCCCGGCCGGAGAGCGCCTTCAAGGCTGCGGCTTGTTCACGGTAGGCGCCGGCTCGCTGCGACATGCTGACCGAAAGGTCACCGATGCTCTTGTCGGCCTCGCGGGCCAGTTTCGAAGCGATCGTAAGGCAGCACCGGTAGGCGGCGTCGTAAAGGGCGGTCGTTCCGGTGGAGGTGCCGGACGCCTCGGTGTTCACCCAAGCGATCTCTTCGTCGGTGAGCAACTGGTCGTCGGTGTCGGTGTCGCCGATAAGGAACCGGATGGCGTCACGGGCGTTTGCGGCAGGGTCGCCGCCGTAAGTCCAACTCACGAAATGCTCCCATCATAAGACACGACCTCAGAGCCGGACAGTCCGACCGAAGCGGCCGTGTTCTCCCATCGCGAGTTGCCGGCATCCCAATACAGACGGTCGCCATCTTGAAGGTTCGACAGGAAGATGTCCTCGGTCTCGGTCAGTTTCGCACCCCATGTCGGACGGACGACAAGCGTCCCATTCGACTTCGAGTTCAGCGCGAGCGCAACCGTCACAATATTGTTCGGGGCGGTCGGCGCGGTCGCGGTTAGGCCGCCGGCCGTCGAAGCGGACGCGAACAGGATGTCGCCCGCCGAGTAGCCGCTCGTGTCGACGCTCATCAGTTTGCCGAAGTGGAGGACATGGAAGAAGTCGCCGACCTCGGCATCCTTCGCGGCGA